CGCTAAGTCATACGCAAACGAGGTCATCACCGTATCACGCGCAGGCACCAATATCGCTATTGACCTGCTCACACACGCCCCGGGCGTGTGCGGAAGAGTTGGTTGTCTCTATCGTTGAGCCAAGCCTTCATTCTCTTCGGATCGTCAACGATCCCTTCGTTCTTCAGTCGGTAGAACAAGGCCATCGGTATTGATGCCACCTTGTTCCACTCGCCGTACCGAGCACGTTCGTCCGTGTTCGCGTACTGCTTTTTATTCTGCTCAATCAGGTCGCCGACTTCAAAGACCGTCTCAATCTTGGCCTCGTCACGATCAGCGTCGTAGTGCCACCATTTTGTCGTGCCCGTTGTCGGGTCGTAATCAAAAAGGCGCTTACCTGTTGAACTCATGTGATCCTCACTAGGGGGCGATGGCATGATTACCACCGCCCCCAAGTTTACATCACCACTATCAGGTCGTGGTCAAATCCGCAGCAAGACCGTGCGCGGCCTCGGTGTTGACCTTCAAGCCCCACTCCACAACGATCATGCGCTTCTCGGCGTCGCCGGTCTTCGCAAGTTCAACCGTGTTGAACGGGCGCAGATAGGAAACGCTGGCGTACTCAGGATCGAGCACGAAAGCATCACGCTCACGCTGGAAGCGGTTGGGGACAACCGACACCGCGCCGAAGTCCGAAACGTAAACGTCGGCGGCGCCGATGATTACGCCGGGCTTGTTGCCCGGGGCTTCCTTACGGATTTCCGCAATGCCCGCGAAGGCGCTTACTTTCTGCTTGTTGACCGGGCCAACCATCAGAATCTTCGGCGTACCGCCAGCAGCCCACACCTTCTGGATCACGCTCTTAAGAATCGTCTCCGAGAAGGCGCGCAGGTTGGCGTCGGTCGCGTCCGTGCGGGTCGCGTTCGGCTGCGTGCTGTACGACGGATCAGCACCGCCCGTACCCTTGTCCGTGTTCGTCTTCAAGAAGGCGAGCAACGAACCAGTTTTGCGTAGCGCGGTCGAGACGCCGGCAGAACCAGCGGCAGCGGCCTGGTTGGTGAGCATGATGCTCTCCATGTCGCGCTTCAGTTCCGCAGAACGCTTGGCGAGCTGGTAGGCCAACTCAGAACGACGACCAGCCTTGTCCACCGACTCGAGCGTGCCCGAGATGAGGACGGTCTTGCGGCTGACCTGCGTGTAGTTGCCAATGCGCGCCGTGGCGGCGGTCGCGTCGAAGGACGACACGTCGTCACCTTCAACCTGCGCGTTGGTCGTCGAAGCGGCTGCGAGCGAGTCCGTCTGCCACTCAAAGTAAGTGTTTTTGACGTTCTCACGACCGATGTTTGACATGAACGGAGTCTCTTCGGGCGAGATGTTGTAGATCACGTTCGAGAGAGACTCACGGATACCTTTTGCGGCAAAGGTATCAAACGTATTTGCTGTCTGAGACATTTTGGAATAAACCTCTAATCTATAAACTGTTCAAACACGGCAGCCGCGTCTTTGTGGCTGCCACTATTTGCGAGTCTAGAAAGAGCCGCCTTGGATGCTACGACCTTGGAAGATTGTGGGCTAGAAGCGGCGCCAGCCTTCATCGGCTTCGCCTTCTGCATAATCTTTGGACGCATCTGATCGCGTTTGCTCATCAGTTCGTCAAAGAGCATTGCCTTTCGCAGGGCCACCACGGCGCGAGCATCGTAAATGTCCGAAATCTCCTCGACACTAAAGCCGAGTCTTTCGGTTGCATAAGATACGATCTTTGCCTTCTCAGCGCGTGCCTTATCAGCATCGCGCCATTCCGGTAGTGCCTCGAACAACTTGGCACGCTCGACCTCTAGGGTCTGGGCTTGCTCAACCTGCTCTTCCTGCTCTTGCTTCTGTACCAGAGCCGCGCGCTGGGATTGCACCCACGCCGCTTGCTCCTGCCTGGTGCGCTGAATTTCGCGCTGTCTCACCCACTCGACCGGGTTCTCTTTGTAGAGACGATCCCAGTCGATCTCAGGCGGTTGCAGCGTGCGTAACTGCGCATCAAGCACTTCCAATGTCTGCGCATACCGTTGCCGCTCTTCCCGCGCCAAAGAGGCTTCTGCTTCGGCCTGTTTACGGGCCTCTGCGATTGCCTGCGTCTTGCGCGTGTAATCCGCGGTGCGTGAGTAGCCTTTTAGAAGCTCATCCAGCGGCACCTCGACTTCTTCCCCGTCAACCTTGACGCGGAATGTCTGGGCCTGCTGGGCTGCCTCTTCGGCCTCCTCATCGCCTTCGGTTTGCTCATCGCTCTCAGCATCGGACTCGCTTGCCTCTGCCTCAAGCACCTCTTCCCCATCTTCAGCTTCGAGCAGCTCGTTTTCGCCTTCGTCGGCGGCGAGCATTTGTTCAAAAGCATCCTTTGGAGATTGTACGTTTCCCGGGGGTACACCCGTGCCGGTTTCGCTCATAGTTCTATTTTGCGGGATTCAAGCGACTATTTCCTGCCGCTAATCTTGTCGATGTCCCGCTTTGCCATCGTGCCATTCTCAACCACGATGCGCAGATGGCGTTGGATTTCTTCAAGAAGCCCCACGGCAAGCCATAGCCGCTCGCGTTCTTCTTGGTCGGCGGGCTTACTCTGCCGCCACGCCTTGAGGTACTCGCCCTCCAAGACGGCAAAAGCCTCCACGAGAATCGGGTTCTCGAGGAGGTCTTTGGCGTCTTGCCCCTTGCGGGCGTCAATGTAGGGGTTGCGTTCGCTCAAGCGAAAAGGCCGCCTTTCGGCTTACCCTTCGCGTAGCGCATGGACTTTTTGCCCATCGCTTTCTTCAAGAGCTTTCCACCCTTGTCGGCCTTGTTAAATTCTTTGGCTACCTTCATTGGCACGCCGACGCGCTTGGCGAACTCTGGGTCGTGAGCGGCGGCAGCCATGAGTCGAGCTTGCTTGGTGGACTTGCTGGGCATCTGTCTCTCCAAAATCAAAGAGTGTAATCGTCAAGCGGGAATCTAGCCCGTCTTTCCTTTTCTGACAACTTCCGTCTCAAGGCCGCTGCACGCGCTTCCATCTCACCCGGGTCGGCGCGATACATTTTCATCGCCTCATTTTTGGTGCGAGCGCCGCGCTTGACCATGGCCTCAAGATTAGAGCCGCCAGGGAATCCTTCGATCCGCTGCACGGCGTGCTGGTATTCATGCGTCAACGTATCAAGCGCACCTTCCGGCGTTTGGCGCTGCGCAAACACGCTCTTGGCGGCTGGGCTGAACTGCCCAATAAACTTCTGGATGTTTTCCGGCTGGTTCTTGTTTAGTTTTCTAATCTGATTTTGATATTCAGCAATTTCTGGGTAAGACTCAGTAAGCGGCTTGTTTTCGATCAGCTCCTTGAAGCGACCAAATTGCTCGCCAGCCTCTTTCTTACCCGTGAGCTTGTCAAAAAAGCTGCGCGGCTTGTATCCAAACTCGTTAATCAGCCGCATGTTTTGATCGCTGATTTCTTGACGCAGTTTGTCATCTGGGCCACGAAATGTTCCCGTGCGCTGCCAGATTTCCTCTGGTCTTGCGCCTTTCTTCTCAAGCTCAACGGCTTTATCAGCGGCTTTTTGATTCCAAGACTTAGATTTCGGCCCGATAAAGATGTCGCGTCGCAATGCACCTGCTTCTGGGAGAAATTTACCACCCGGCAACAAACTAGCCGCAGCCATCGCCATGGCAGCCTTGTCGCCAGAGCGACGTGCGCGCTCAATATCGCGCAAAGCAAGCGCCTGACCGACACCGGGAACGAATCCAAGCGCCAATTCTGCTGCTTGCTGCCCCGTTGACACGTTTTCTTGAGGGTTAAGCGAGAAAAACCCACCTGCCGCCTCTCGAGCGTCGTCAAATAATAGGCCGCGCTTCTTTTTCTCAGCCATCTTTGCGATTCCTGTATCGCTCTAGCAAGCGCCGCCCTTGTCGGCCTTGTTGAACTCCTTGGCGACTTTCATGGGGATGCCAACGCGCTCTGCGAACTATGAGTCGTGAGCAGCGGCGGCCATGAGGCGGGCTTGTTTGGGGGATTTGCTGGGCATAAATCACCATTATTTAATCAATTCGCCTATCGGGACATCATACGATTGAAGTGGGAATTTGGCGCGTCTTTGCTCCATTGTCATACCGCGTCGGGCTTGCGTGGCGCGTGCTTCTGCCTCTCCTGCAAGGCGTTTGTATTGTTCCCGCGGGTCTGCCATCGTTTCCAGTCGCTTTAATGTGTACATCATGTCCCGAATTTCTGGGTCGGCAAAGGTTTCTGACTTTCCTCGCTCCATGCCGCTCAATATAAATTCGCCGTCTTTGTGGCGTTTAGCGGCCATTTCTGCAATTTTGTTGCGTAATCGCCCGATTGATTCTTCGCGTTCCACTTTGGACATGATCTGAAACTGATCAGGATTGCCGCCTCGGCTAAATCCTTCTTTTGCCTGCACGGCGTGTTGGAGTTCATGTGCCATTACGGATTTCATTTCGTCTCGGTTTTTACCTGACACCATAATTTCTGGTTCACGACCAACATAGCCGCCTTCTGCTGGTAAGCGAGGCGAGTAAAATCCAGATTCAGGAGCATCTGGCCTATAACGCACAGCCGTCAGCGTTTCTTCCATAATATCTGGATAGGCTTTCCGCATGGCTGGGTGGAATATAGCTTCATTTACGTCCCAAGCCGTGGATTCGCCACCTTCCAACCCGTATTTCGGCTTGAACGCCATTTCATCAGGTATTTCTTGGCGCAACTGCCCGTCTGGACTGCGGAATGTTCCAGTTTCGCGCCAAATAATTTCTGGCTCAATCCCAGCGGCCTCCATTTCCTCTGCGCGCTTTGCCGCACCAGCATCCCAAGTCTTTGCGTTTTTTCCAATAAAAATATCACGTCGTAGTGCGCCGCCAATACGCCCAAACGGCACAAACTCCGTCGCCGCCATCGCCATGCCAGCAGGGTCGCCAGCGCGCCTTGCGCGTTCAATATCACGCAGAGCCATTGCCTGCGAGACGCCCGGCACAAAGCCACCGGCAACATCCAGCGCCGTATCGCCCGCCGTCTGCTTTTGCGGGTCTAATGAAAAGGCGCGCTGCATTACATCCAGCAGCCCGCGCAGTTGACGGCGCACGGCAGGGCGTGCCTCGTAAGCCTCGGCAATAGCCTCTGACTCTGGGTCAAGTAAGCCACGCGGCATGCGACGTTCAGCCATCCTTCCTCTTCCTATACTGCTCAAGCAACCGCCGCCCTTTGGCGACCGCGCTCGACTTGTCCCCACGATGCCCCCACGCCTCGAGACTTAACTTGAGGCGCGTCTTTTTACCGTCATCCATCAAAAGTCCCGGCATAGACCCCATGCGCGTCAGGAACGAACCTTTGCGACGCATCTGCTCTGGCGTCTTTG